AGTTTTGAAAAAACAAAAGGTATAGCTAGAGAGAATATGAAAAAATGATGTGGAATTATTTAAAATTATCAAAATTTTTTAATAAAATTGGTAATTATTTTTATTATCGTCATGTAGAATGTGTAAAGAAAAGACAAGGCAGATAAATGGATTTAGAAAAATTAAAAGAAGAAATTAAAGTAGATGAGGGTGTAATCTACGAAATTTACAATGATCATCTTGGATATAAGACTTGCGGCGTGGGTCATTTATGTAGAGCTACAGACCCAGAAAACGAATTAGAGGTAGGTGATCCAGTTTCTGTAGAAAGAGTTGATGAGCTTTTTGAAAAAGACTTACATATAACAATAGAAGAATGTAGAAAACTTTACGAATTTTTTGATGATCTTCCAGAAGATGCAAAAAGAATCATTGCCAATATGATGTTTAATCTGGGCCGCCCAAGATTGACTAAATTTCGTAAGATGTATGAAGCTGTGATGGATGCCAATTGGATAGAAGCCGCAATTCAAATGGAAGATTCGCTTTGGGCAAAACAGGTACCAAACCGAGCAGAAAGACTTTGTTATAGAATGAGGAACGTAGCCTAATGCCATTAGAAATAATGCAAATAAAACCAGGAATAGTTAAAGACATTACACAGTATTCTGCAGGAAAGAACGGACCGTATTGGATAGATGGTAACCTTATTAGATTTAAAAATGGCTATGCAGAAAAAATAGGTGGATGGCAAAAACAAGCCTATACAAGAGTAGATGCGTCAGGAAGCATTACATCTACAGAAACTACGTTTGTTGGCATTGCAAGAGCTATAGTGGCTTGGAGAGCTATAACTGATGGTGAAGATAGAATAGCTATAGGTACGCACAACCACTTGTATATTTTAGAAAATAATGCACTTTATGATATTACGCCACTTAGAAAAACCACAGAAAACTTAACAAATCCACTCGCCACAACAGATGGCAGTACAACAGTAGTAGTGACAGATAATAGTCATGGTGCAACTGATGGTGATTTTGTAGTAATAAACTCTGCCACTGCAACTGGTGGTGTGACTGCAGATACATTAAATCAAAGCGAAGGCTATCAAATTACTTTCATTGACGCTAATAGTTACAGTATTACTGTATCCGCTGTAGCAACTAGCACTGTTTCTGCTGGAGGTGGAACGACTATAGACATAAAGTATTTAATAGGTGTAGCCGCAGGATTAGGACAACAAAGTGGTGATCCAGCTTTAGGATGGGGTTCTGGATCATGGGGTGGTAGCACATGGGGTACACCAAGATCAGTTTCAGCAAGTGATGTAAAACTTAGTAATTCACAATGGTCACTAGCACTATGGGGTGAAGATTTAGTAGCTACAGTTAGAGGTGGTGCTATTTACTATTATGATACATCATCAAGTCCAAATAGAGCAGTATTGGTTTCTAGTTTATCAGGAGCAACAAGCGTACCTACAACGACTGGCGTTTCTATAATATCATTTCCAGATAGACATTTGTTATCATTAGGTGCAGACCCAATATCATCAAGTGGTAATATTGATCCAATGTTGGTTAGATGGTCAACTCAAGAAGATTTTACAGTATGGCAACCTACAGTAACAAATACTGCTGGTGATCAAAGACTTGAGATTGGCACTAAGATAGTAGGTGCAGTTAGTGCAAAGGATGAAACTATTATAGCGACTGACGAAGCATTATATGGCATGACATTTATCGGGCCGCCTTTTGTGTTTTCGTTTAGATTATTAGCAACAAATTGTGGTGCTGGTGGTAAGAACGTATTATTGTCAGTTGATAATAGAGTTTATTGGATGGGTAAATCTAATTTCTTTATATATGATGGAACTGTAAAAGACTTACCATGCCCAGTGCAACATTTTGTATTTGATCGTATGCAAACAGATTACATAGATAAAACTGTAGTAGGTCACAATAAAGCGTTTAATGAAGTCATATGGTTTTATGTATCTACATCTAATAGTGCTGGAACAGCAAACCCTGAGCCTGATAGTTATGTTTCATTTAATTATCAAGACTTAGCTTGGTCTATAGGCACACTTAATAGAACTGTATGGTCTGACGCTTTTGGTGCTAGAAATGTGCCATTTGCATTTGATGAGACTGGTATATTGTATGATCACGAAACTGGAACTAGTGACAATGGGTCTGCTATGAATAGTTTTGTAGAAAGTTCTGCAATGGAAATATCACAAGGTGGTGATATGCTTTACATGGTAGATAAAATTATACCAGACTTAACTGCAACAGACGATACAAGCCTATCACTTACATTAAAAACAAGAAAATATCCTAACTCACCAGACATAACAAAAGGTGCTTTTACAGTTACGAATCAAACTACTAAGGTCAGCACAAGAGCAAAAGCAAGACAAATGACTATGAAACTAGAAAGCACTGGCACTCAAGATGATTGGCAACTTGGTGATTTTAGAATAAATGTTAGACAGGATGGACTAAGATGACAACGCCTTCTGCACCATCTACAGCAATAATTAGAATGCCTACACCTACTAACACCTATTCTACACTATGGGCAAATGCCTTAATACAAGCTATTGAATTACAAACAAGAACAGCAAACCTAGCACAAAATACATCAAGTACAAACACACAAGATAATGCAGAAGCAGTAAGTTGGTTTAATGGCTAATAATTTTAGAAATGCAAAACTAGATTTAACAACAACAGATGTAACTACATTATATACTGCAGGCACTGCCACAAGAGGTATATTCAGATCAATATTAATATCAAATGACAGTGGCAGTAATGATAGCATAACTTTAACCTTAACAAATGGGTCAGATGTGTTTAGTATATACAAAAGTGAAGCTGTAAATGCGAATAGTACAAAAGAATTATTAACACAACCATTGGTTGTAGAAGAGTCAGAAATATTAAAAGTAACTGCAACAACAGCAAATAGACTTCATGTTGTAGCTAGTTATCTAGAGATAACGTAAGGAGAGAGCAATGGCAGAGCCACAATATGATGATTTTGGCAATATTATAAGTTTAGATTCTGACTTAGATAAACCAACTACATATAATATATATGAAAATAGAGCATTTAGTTCTGGTTTAGGAACAAGTTTACAAGATGTATATGGCACAAAATCTATGCCTATGTTTCAGTTTATCAGACAAATAAAAACTGGTGAACGCACATACGATCCTACACGCCCAGAAGATAGAGATTTCAGAGATCAATACGAAAGATACCAACAACAAAACCCACAAGCACCTACGTTTGCACAAGTAATAGGTGAAACAGCTATAGGTTTAGCTCCACAAGTAGGGTCAGCAGTTGGAGAAGCACTTATAAATCCTGGTGGTTATTATGAAGGTGGTGCGTTAAGTAGAGCAGGACAAGGAGCTTTAGATACATTTAGTCCAAGTCCATCACAATTAGTCAATGAAGCATATCAAAATTTTGATCCTGCACTTTATGTAAATAAATCAGGGGCGTTAATGGGAAGTAACCAAGTTATGATCCCAGAATTAGCAAATGCAGACATTGCAAAAGCAACAGGTAACACAGAACTTTATAAAGAGTTGGGCGATCCTGAAATTTTTAGTTATAAAGAAAAAGGATTGCTTTTCGACACACCAAAAAAAGCGAATGTCTATGATGCAGGAAAACTTGCAGAAAAAGGTTATGGCTTTAATCCAGAGGGTCAATTAATAGGTGGAAGTGAGTTTGTTGACCCAACAGCAAACCCAGTTGGCTATTTAGAAGGTGGGTCTGTAGCAGACACATTTAGTGAGCCTATTACGTCTGCTTCTGCTATTACTGCAGCAACGCCACCACCATCTGGAGGATTTACTGGTTACGCTTCTGATGTAGGTAGTAGATTAAATCCAAGCACTACTGCAGGTTCGTCAAACCTTGCACAAGCTGGAGGTGCTGGAGTTTTCGCTGCAGCAACCACATTAGTTTTGACTGGAGATGTAGAAAAGGCGGCAAAGACTGGGGTTGGTACGACTATAGGAAAAGCCATAGGAACTGCAATAACTCTAGGTAATCCTATTGGTGGTATAGTAGGTGGTA